TGACTGCTCAACCCTACCTAGCCGATCCCAAAACCGTAAACATCCGCCTCACGTCCGGGGAGTTGATCGAGATCGCTCCCGGAAAGACGAGCTGCGATCTCCCCCGCACGACCGTACCGCGTTACGGATTCGTGAAACTCATGCGGCAGGCCGACGGTTCCTACACCCCCATCCTCCACACCTGGGGACAGATGCTGAGAATGTACCACAATCTCCCCCGCGACATCGGCCTGCAGATTCATTACCGCACCTTGTTGCGCCTGATGCGGGGGGAGTTCATCAAGTCGATCCGCATCTCTCCCCAGATCATCCTCCTTGACATGGAAAGTCTCTATCAACACATCGACGCCTGCAAGGACCCGGAGTTCTGGACTCCCGAGCGCGTCAAACGGTTCAGCCAGGCGTTATGAGAAACGTTCTAAAATGCCCCAGGTCGCTTTTTCGGGTATCTTCACCCAGAAAACGGATCATCTCGCATTCGCCGAGCTTCGCCGATAGCAGAAACGGCCTTTAAAACAACCATCCAACTCCGCTTTTGACATGAATTTTCTTTTTAATCCCGTTCCGAACATGGAAGCCACCGATTTCATCTCCTCGAAACCGGTCGTCACCCGCGAGGTTTTCGACAAACTCCTGCCTGAATTGAAGGCGCGGGCCTTCCTCGTCACCGGCGTCGAGGTGGCGGGCGTCCTCCAATCGGTGCGCGACACCATCGCCTCTCTGCCGGCGGGCGGCGACTGGAATACGATCAAAAAATCGGTCGTCGACGAGATTCATCCCTTTCTCGCTGATCCGTCCGATCCGGACAACACGACCGCCGCCGAACGCCGGGCCGAGCTGCTGATCCGGACGCACGGCCAGCAGGCGTACGCGGTCAGCCAGAATCAGGTGATGGATCGCCATCGCGATGTTTTCCCCTACTGGCAGTACCAGACGATGGAGGACTCCCATGTCCGGGATTCGCATCAGGCGCTCGACGGCCTGGTGCTCCCCGCCGATTCGCCCTTCTGGGAAGGTCACACGCCGCCGTGGGATTACGGTTGCCGCTGCCATCTGATTCCACTCCAGAAGGAGGACGTCGATCAGATTCAGGAGGATGAAAAAAACAAGCCGGTCGACGAGCAATCCGTTCCCGACGCCACCCGGACGCAAATGCTCGAACAGGGTCGGATGATGAAGGGGGGCGCGACGATCGATCTGCGCACGCCTCTGCAAAAAGGTGAAGGCTACACCTTCAATCCGGGCGATCTCCGCCTCTCACCTGAGCAGTTGAAGGATCGCTACGATGCGCCGATCTGGTCGGCCTTCGCCGCCTGGGCGAAGACTCAGGAGATCGAAAAAGGCCGCACGGTCTGGGAATGGATGGAGGGAAAAAGTGCTTCCACCACTCCAACACCCGCGCCAATTTCCTCACCGACACACCCGCATGCCGATCTGTCCGGCCTGGTGACTTCACTTGCTGCCAATCCCGACCATATCACCACGGAAGAAGCGGAGAAGATCATCGAGGCAATCAGGAATCTGCATTCCCACGGTGCAAATGCGAACGACTGGCTTGCAGCTTTTGATGGCAGGAACATGTCGAAAAAGCTTTTGGCTGAATGGAGGAAGATGCTCTTCCCCATCTTCGAGGATTTCATAAAAATCCTCCCCGGACATCTTCTGAACAAGATTCATCCCATTCAGATCGTGATGCGACATCTCTCCAGTGCCCAGGGACAGTTTGATCCCTATTCCCATGTGCTTTCGCTTGACCCCTTAAAGCTTTCCGGATCACCCTGGCAACAACGCGAGACGTTCTTCCATGAACTCGCCCACTGGATGCACCTGACCGGCACCGATGAATACAGGAAAGTCATCGCTGATCATTTTGATCAGCGCACGGCAGGTGAAACGGTTGTTCATCTGCCAGACTATCCCGCCGACTGCAAGGGGAAAAGGGATCGGTTTTGGGACTCCTACATGGGCCGTGTCTATCCCGGTATCCCCGACGGATGCGAGATTCCATCCCGTACCTTCGAGCTCCTTCAGAATGCCCGGGAATTTAAAGAGAAGTGGAACGATTCCACACACCGCGAAACGATCAATCTTGTTTTTTCCGTCCTGTTCCAGCAACCTAATACCACGCCATGAAAACGACCTGCACCATCAAATGGCCCAACGGGAAGGCTCTCGTTGCCATTGTCGTCAATCAAACTTCCATGGATCACGATCCCGTGAAATGGTCGGGCGATCTTTCCCGACTGGAGGGAGTAACTAAACGAGATGTGTATCGTTCCTCTGGCCTGGAGGCTTTTTGCGACGACCTCGCCGAAAGGACTCATGGCGTCCTTACGGTGACGCATGAAGGCACCTTTGAAAATTTTGAGAACCTCATCGGCCCGGATGGGGAAGTGCTGTGAGATGATCCGCATCACCTCAGACACAATCTCCCCGGCCATCCGCAGGATGGCGGCGAAGGTTTCGGACAGGAAGCCGATCCTGGAGGCGATGGGCCTGGCGCTGGCGAGCTTCACCCAGCGGACATTCAACGACGCCTCGCTCCGCGCCGCCGCCTGGCCGCCGAAGAAGGACGGCACGCTCGCCACGCTGAAGAAGAAGGGACTCCTCTGGCGCTCCTGGCGCGTGACGAACGTCACGGACGAGATGGTTGAGGTCGGCTCCGATCGTCCCTATGCCGCCGTCCATCAGTTCGGCTCGTCGAAATCGACCGGACGCGGTGGAGGCATACCCGCGCGCCCCATGCTGCCCGTCGTCAACGGACAGCTCACGGATGCCGCAAAAAAAAGCATTGCATCCGCCGCCCTCGCCAAGATTCAGTCGATCCTGAAGTGACTTTTTTACGCCAAACGTGAAAGGCGTGCCACCCGTGTTGGAGAGTTTTCGCGGATCGTGAGATGGTCGGCTCGTGCTCGCCGAACTCGTCGCATTTCAAGCTCCCGAAGGGATCAAGGCCTCGCCTGAACTTCCCCGGAGGCTCCGTATCGTCCCCTGGGGAAAATCTCCCACCAACGACGGCGACGTGGTTTGCAATGAGACGACCGCCGCCGTCCTTCCGCAGAATCAACTTTCCCGGCACTTTGATCGCGTTGCCCTGGATTTCCAGCATAACTCGGTCGAGGGCACCAAGTTTTATCGGGGCGAACCGGTCAAGGTCGCCGCATACGCCACTCCCGAGGTCGTACCCGGCGAGGGCATCTTTTTAAAAGATATCGATTGGACGGACATCGGCAAGGAGATGGCCGCGGGCGGTCATTATCCCGACATCTCTCCAGCCATCGTGAAGGACAAGAAGACCGGCATCGTCCACTTCGTCCACAGCGCCGCCCTCTGCCGCCAGGGGGAAATAGAAGGTCTTTCACTTCACTCCGCCGCAGCCGCCCTCCTCTCCACTTTCTCAGCAGAAAAAACCAAACAAGGAAAATCGACAATGGACTACAAAGCTCAACTCCTCGGCGTACTCGGCCTGCCCGACACCGCTTCGGATGATGATATCGCCGCACGCATCAAGGTGCTCGGAACCGACTCCGACAATAAAGATTCGGAGACTCCCAAAGACAAACCCGCCGAGAGTGTGAAGACCCTCTCCGCCAGGGTCAGCGATCTGACCAAACAGATACAAACCTTCGCAGCCTCGAACGAGAAGAGCCAACGGGACGATCTCGTCGCCCGAGCCACCCGTGAGGGGAAAGTGATTCCCCTCAGCGCCGAGCATCTCGCCTCCCTGCCCGTCACCACGCTTTCGGCGATGGTGGAAAAACTCCCCGTCACCGTGCCGGTGGAACGTCGCACCGTCGAGGGGGTCGAAGTCCATGGAGCTTCCGCCATTCCCGTCTCGACCGAACGGAAAAAAATCCAGGAGAACCTCGGACTCAGCGATGAGGACATGAAGAAATTCGATAAATAAACGATCTCAAAAAAAACAAAAAAAGGATTAAAAAATCATGTCAGCAGCCACCCAGCCCATCGACACCCCCTTCCGCACCGGAGAAGTCATCTCCCTGCCGGTTGAGGCGAGCACCACCATCTACACCGGGACCATGGTCGCGGTGAACGCCTCAGGCAATGCCGTTCCCGCCGAGGACACGGCCTCCATCCAGGTGATCGGACGCGCCGATGCCGACGGCCTGAACGCCTCCGGTTCCGCCGGAGACATCAGCATCCCCGTTCGCAGGGGCGTGTTCAAATTCAACATCTCCACGGCCCATCCGGTCACTCAGGCAGACGTGGGCGGAGTGGTTGTTGTTGAGGATGACAACACCGTGGCCTCGACCTCGACTCATTCCATCACGGCGGGCGTGTTGCTCGAAGTGACATCAGACGGTTTCGCCTGGGTCGACTGCCGCATCTATGCCGAGACAATCGCCACTCCGGCGGACGGATCGGTCACGACCGCCAAGATCGGAGACGGGGCTGTCACCACGGCCAAGATCACGGCAAAAAACGTCACCACGGCAACCATCAATGATGGCGCTGTCACGACAACCCAGTTGGGAGCCGCCGCCGTCACGGGCGCGAAGCTTGATTCCTCCGCCCTGACGCTCTTCGCCTTCACGGGGGCGGATGCCTCGGGCGGAAATCAGGTCGTTACGGGAGTCACCGGCATGGTGGCCACCCAGCGGATCGCCTTCATCTTCAACGCGACCGATTCAGCCGTCCTGAATCCGGCGCAATTCACCCCTGGAGCCGCACAGATCACCATTCTGGAAGCCGCGGGAAATCTCGCCTCCAAGAAAATCATCTGCGCCGTCCTGCCTGCCAGCGCCTAACCCCACGATCAAAAAAAAATCACATAGGAATAAAACAAAATGCAAATCAACAACGCAAATTTAGCTGATCTGTTCCGCGGTTATCGCACGCAGTTCATGAAGGCCTACCAGGGGGCCGATCCGATCTGGCCCCAGATAGCGATGAAGACCCCCAGCTCCGCGAAGCAGGAAAAGTACGCCTGGCTCGGTTCGCTGCCCGGCATGGCTCAACTCCTCGGAGATATACCCATTCAGAACGTTTCCGCGTCGGATTACACGATCACCAACAATGAGTTCCAGTCGACCATCGGAGTCAAGCAGTTCGACATCGAGACCGACACCTACGGACTTTATGGCCCCATGTTCGCCTCCCTCGGTGCCGCCGCCATGCAACATCCGGATGATCTTCTCGCACAGATGCTGATCGACGGTTTCACCACGGGGATCGACTACACGGGCTCGCCATTCTTCAGCTCCAGCCTGAAGTATCCCCAGAAGGGCAAGGCGGGGTTCATCAATGCGGGAAATCAAACCCTCTCGATCCAGAACTTCATCTCGGCCAAGGCTAACATCAAGGGACGCAAGAACGCCCAAAACCGATCGATGAATCTCGGCAAGAAGCTCCTCCTGGTTGTCACCCCGGCGGACGAGGATCTCGCCAAGACCATCTGTATCGCGGACTACGATCCCTACGGCGCGACAAACATCAACAAAGGCGCGGCGGACGTGGTCGTCTTCAACGCGCTGACCACCTACTCCTCGGATCGGCCCTGGTTCCTTTTGGAAGTGGGGATGGAAGTCCGTCCGCTGATCGTGCAGTTCAACCAGGAGGCCAAGCTCCTGTCGTTGACGAATCCCGACTCGGATCACGTGTTCAAGAACCACGAGTTCTTGTACCAGGCCTATGGACGGTACAACACCGGCTACGGCCTGCCCGAACTGGCCTACGGGTCAACCGGCACGGTCGCATCCTCCACCCCGGCTCTGCAACCCCCGAGCTACTAATCACGCGAACCTGAATCCATCCCATGGCCGACTACGTCACACAATCTGACATGACCGCCCGGATACCTGTGTCCTTCGTGACCCAGGCGCTGGACGATAATGGCGACGGTGTGGCCGACGACGGCGCATGGGATGCGGTTCAGAGTGCCGTCCAGGCGGAGATCGACGGGACGCTCTCCGTGCGGTATCGGACGCCTTTCAACTCACCAGTTCCTTCCGTGGTTCTGAGGAGTGCCCAGGTGCTTGCCGCGGCGCTGCTCTATCAGCGTCGCGGCATCGCCGACAAGGAAAACCCTTTTTCCAATCAGGCCGACGCCATCCGGCAGACGCTCGCCAAGATCGCATCGGGCGATCTCCCGCTCGATCCCTCGGAGGATCGCGCCCTGGCTCCCGTTTCCGTCATCTCGCAGGAATCCCTCACCCACTCACGTCGCAATCGGATCAACAATTAGGAATAAAATATGTCAGCAGGATCGCCCATCATCAAAGGAGACAACACGGTCGTTTTCGGCTCAGGAGGAGTCTATACCACAGGGATCATCGTCACGACGGCGAGCAACAAGCTCGACGGCGATATGCTGGAGATCAAGGACAACAACGGATTTGTCGTTGCCGTGATTTTCTACAACGACAAGAACGAACTCTCCTTCGAGATGATCGTCCAGACAACCGCTCCCACCCTGAAGCGCGGCGATGTCATCACGATCGCGGGCGTCGCCACGGCGATCGTCAAGGACACGGAGCTGAAGTATACCCAGGACAACGTTCAAAAATTTGCCGTCAACGCCACCTCCTACGCCGGGCTGACCCTCGGGTCGTAATCCCATGAGCAACAACTTCACGCCGGAACAAATTCAGGCGGTGCTGGAGGCCAATGAACAGGCCCGCCAGACCACGTCACCCGATGTGCTGGAGGCGTTCTATCCGACACACTTCACCGTCCACGACATCAAACTTCTTCCGATAACGCTTGCCTCCTACATGGCGTTGGAGAAGGTGAAATCGCCAATCATCAATCCGAAAAAGGATGATCAGGGAAAAAGGGTGCCTGCGACCGGAGATGACATCCTGAAGGCCATTTTGATTCTGTCCCTTCCCCCCTCACAATTTCGGAAGCTGCTGAAGAACGAGCAGGAATTTGAGGAGGCCATCTGGAGTCTGTCGGAAAAAATCCCCGTGGGTGAGATTGTTGCCATTGGGGAAAAAATCATACAGGCAATAAATATGGCTTTCAACACCGCCATCCCGACGGGCAGCGATGAAAAAAAAACTGCGATCCCGGCCTCGGCTGGTCCCTGACGCTGCTCGACTGTCTCTGCCATGAGTATGGCTGGACGATTGAAACAAGCATGAACGTCCCCCTGACCCAGGCATTCGCCCTCTACGCCGCCATCGCCGTCCGCTACGGATCGGAATTGCGCGGGCCGTCCTACGTCGACCGACAGATCCTCCGTGCCTTGAAGGAGGCGTCATGAAGCCGAACGAAATTCTTCTGGCCGTCCGGGACGCCCTGGTGACGCCTGTCGCCACATCAAAAGGATTTCTCTCCATCGCCAATCACCCCTTCGAGGTGATCGAGTTGCTCGCTCAAACCCCGGCTGGATTCCGCGTCATCCTGCTTTGGGAGGGAGATGCCGACATTACAAATCAACCGTCGGCGGGTATTGTCCACACCACGATCGCCGTGATCGTTTCGCAGAACCGCGGCCTCCGTGTCTGGAAGGGAGAGAACGTCATGGCTCCCTACGGCACCGGCCCGAACGCTCTCCCGGCCCTGATCGATCTGCTCGACCTGGTGCGCACGACCATCCGCGGCATGACGATGGCCGCCGATCAAACCTCGACCTGGTGGCTCTATCTGGGCGCACAACCCGAGACGACTCCCGACGGTCTGCCGCTCGACGCCTACCGGATGCGCTTCCGCATCTCGAACTCGATCGTGCCGGCCTTGTCCTAGTCACGGGTGACAGCCGGGTTGGATGCGCTCCCGTTGAAGCGGATAGAGTCCAATCATGGCTGAAAACGTTCTCAACGCACAGATGACCCTGGAGACGGGGGGATTCACTCGTCCACTCGAACAAGTCCAGGGGACGCTCTCCGGCATGATGTCCAAGATCGGCAACCTCGGCATGGCCATCACCGGCATCCAGTCGGCGT